GACAGGATCCTGGACAACAACAAAAGAGTGGTGCATCTAAACCTACAATGGTTAGAACATTCAAAGATCCTAAAGATTATAAAAAACATCCAACTGGAGACCATACACCAACTAAGGAGGAATTTGAGGTGAAGAAAGAAACAGTTATTGGTGAAGCTGGTCTTGCAGCTACATATGCCGCAGTAAAAGCTGCATCAGATCATGAGAAGAGGAGTTTGGATAAAAGTAAAACTTCTGCTGGTGCAAAATATGCAATGAAGAAGGCAGATGAAAGAAAACATGATGGTCACTCACAGGACCAACATATGACTCCCAGCCAAAGAAGCATCGCAAGAGCTGATAAAGCAAAATACGATGCTGCTCAGGAAAGAGTAAAGAAAGCGAAGATGATGAACGCTCCCAAGGGAGAACGTCAGGATGCGATTAGGAAGTACAATATTGATAAGGCAGCAAAGATTTCAGGAGATTCGAATGATCGAGTCAAAACTGAAGAAACAGTCATTGAAGCCAAGGACAAAAAGGGAAAGGGTTCAGGAACTAAGGACGACTGTTACCACAAAGTAAAAGCACGTTATGATGTCTGGCCTTCTGCATATGCTTCTGGTGCACTTGTGAAGTGTCGTAAGAAAGGTGCGGCCAACTGGGGTAATTCACCCAAGAATGAAGAGTTTCTGGCTCTGCCTGAGATGACAGACATTCAAATCAATGCCATGAGAAAAGCTGGTATTGAAGTTGAAGTTGTTAATGAAGACTCACGTCGCACCAGTAACAAGCAGCAAACTGCTCGTGTAAAAGCTAACATCAAATCCTTTGGAAGTAACTATACTCCACCCAATAACTATGACCCTGATGCTAATCGTGGTCAAGGAGAAGTTCTTACTCGTAAGCAGATTGAGAAGAAGCGTCGTAAGGCACTTCGTCAAGAAGAAGTTGAAGAGAAGAGTTATACTGAAAAGAATAGAAAGACAAAAATGAGACCTGGTAGTCCTATTGCCCAGGCTCTCAAGACTGATAAGAAATTGATGGATCTTCACAAAGAAGACACTGAAGTTGAAGAAGGAATTAATCTGTTTAAGAAACCAACTCCAGAACAAAAAGCAGCAAAGGAATTGAAAAAGAGAGAGTCTCTTTATAAACAGTATGTGAGACTTAAGAAACAAGCTTCTGATCCTCATTCTGATGTGAACACAAGTAAGCAACTTGTGAAGAAAGAAGAAGTTGAACTCCAAGAAGCTGGAAGAATTCCAGCACAAACTGGAAACATGTTCCAAGTTTTATTTGGGTGGAGAGGTAGAATGATGATGATCAAACTGTTTTTCCCTGACACTAGGTATCCTTCACGTCAAGAAGTTGCACAGGCATTAAATAAAATTTATCCAGATTCTCAACTTAGATCTTATTCTCAGTCAGTTGTTGATTATGATGATCCCTACATCAATGTTGGAGTTGATGAGGGTTACAAACCTTTCCCTAAAGATAAGGTTGAAAAGAAAATTAAACAAAAAGAAGGTGAAGGTCGCAGTGTTGATGCTCACGCAATGAGAACTGCAAAGAACATGAAAACTAAAGGTGATCATTGGAGCACTCACCATGATGATGAAGCTAAGAAAAAACAGTCAGATCACGAAAGATCTGTTCGTGTTTATGATTACATGAAGAACAAATCCGCAGGTAAGGACCCTAAGGATTTTGTAAACGCATTGAGAAACAAAGCGGAAGCAGAGAAGAGAGCTAAAGGCATGAAAACTGCCAGAAATGTTGGCAAAAGTTTCGATAAGATCGATGAAGCCAAGGGAATGGAGGGAATGACCCAAAAAGGTGGACATAAGAGACCCACTGATCAAGGTGCTGGTTTGACACAAAAAGGTGTTGAGAAGTATCGTCGACAGAACCCTGGATCCAAACTCCAAACAGCAGTCACAACTCCCCCTTCCAAGTTGAAGCCTGGTTCAAAGGCAGCTAAGAGAAGAAAGAGCTTCTGTGCGAGATCGAGAGGTTGGACAGGGGAGCGTGGTAAGGCGGCTCGTCGCAGATGGAACTGTTAGTATCATGAAAAGTTTTCAAGAGTTTTTAAACGAAAGTGTCAACATTCAACATGTTGACACTCTAATCATCAACAACTCAGAACCCACTCAATCTGTGGGAGAGAGTGTTGTTGCTGATGTCCAATGGAATGGTAATCTTTACAGAATGGAAATGACTGTGGATCATTCACCAACCAGAAAGTCACTGACTGAGAAACTTCAGTCTGATTATCCTGGTGCTGTGGTTCATAACATTTATCCAGTTGACACTTCTCAGATTAATGTTAAAAGTTCAAAAAGATATCATCCAGCAAAACTTGATTGGGTTGATTAATTATGGCAGAATGGTTTCATTGGGATGAAGAATTTGCCCTTAATGTTGCAAGAGGCAAAGTTCGTGGTGCCACTCCTGTTCATAAGTTTGGCGCTGTTCCTTCAATGTCTCAAAACACTGCTGGAACAGTTTGGGATAAGAATGATACTTTGTATCCTTGGTCTTCTTTCTCTAGTGCTGGTGTTATTGTTGCTCAAGTCGCAAATGTATCCGACAATGGAAAAAAGGTCACAGTCCTTGGATTGGATAGTGACTATAATGAGACTTCAGAGGAATTCACCCTCAGTTCCAGTGGTACTGTAACTGGTTCTGTAAGTTTTATTCGTGTTTATCGTGCTTATGTTTCTGAGGGCACTAATAATGTCGGAACAGTAACCTTTCAGAAAGGAGGAACTGATGTTCTTCTGATAACCGCTGGAATGGGACAAACTCTGATGTGCATTTACACAGTCCCCGCCGGTTACACTGGTTATATCCAACAGGGTGTTTGTACGGCAGAAGCAAATGCAGATGCTTCTGGATTTATGTATGTTCGTTATTTTGGACAGGATGCTTTCCGAATTGGTCATTCGTTCGAAGTTGCTGGTGCTGGTGGTGATTATAATTACGAATTCAGTTATCCAATTCGAATTCCAGAGAAATCCGATATCGATGTAAGGGTAACAACCCGTTCCAATAACGGACGTTACACTTCTGCATTTGATATTCTTCTAATCAAAGAAGCAATCAATGTAGATAATAATGACTTTGTTCAAACATAATTATGTCAATTGAAGATACAAAACTCCAACCAGGTCAAGTCTATCTTGGAAATCCACAACTCAAGAAAGCAAACATTGCTCATGAGTTTACTCAGGATCAAATTGCTGAATTTCTAAAGTGTAAGGATGATCCTGTTTATTTTGCCAAGAACTATGTGAAGATTGTGACACTGGATCATGGTCTTCAACCTTTTATTCCTTATGATTTTCAAGAAAGGTTAATTGATAACTTTCATAATCAAAGATTTAACATCTGTAAGATGCCGCGACAGACAGGAAAGTCAACTACTGTGGTTTCTTTCCTTCTTCATTATGCTGTTTTCAATGACAGTGTGAACATTGGTATTCTAGCAAACAAAGCATCAACGGCAAGAGAACTCTTAGGTCGTCTTCAGATTGCTTATGAGAACCTCCCTAAGTGGATGCAACAGGGAATTATTGCCTGGAACAAAGGTTCATTGGAGTTAGAAAATGGATCAAAAATTCTTGCTGCATCTACTTCAGCATCTGCTGTCCGAGGAATGTCGTTTAATATCCTCTTTCTGGACGAGTTCGCCTTTGTCCCGAATCATATTGCTGACTCGTTTTTCGCATCTGTTTATCCTACAATTACTTCTGGTAAATCTACTAAAGTCATCATCGTCTCCACGCCCCATGGGATGAATCACTTCTACCGTCTCTGGCATGATGCTGAGAGAGGGAAGAATGAATATACCACAACTGAGGTTCATTGGTCTGAAGTTCCAGGAAGAGATGAGGCATGGAAAGAACAGACCATTTCCAACACATCAGAACAACAGTTTAAGATTGAGTTTGAGTGTGAGTTCCTTGGTTCTGTTGACACACTGATTGCTGCGTCCAAACTCAAAACATTAGTCTTTGAGAACCCCATACAACACAGTGCTGGTTTAGATGTTTATGAGGAAGTAAGAAAGAAACACGATTACATTGTTACTGTCGATGTGGCAAGAGGTGTGGGTGGGGATTATTCTGCCTTTATTGTTGTCGATATTACAGAATTCCCACACAAGATTGTTGCGAAGTATCGCAATAATGAAATCAAACCAATGTTGTTTCCCAATATCATCTGGGAGGTGTCTAAAAACTACAATAATGCTTTCATTCTATGTGAAGTGAATGATGTGGGAGACCAGGTTGCATCCATTCTTCAATATGATTTGGAATATCAGAACCTCTTAATGTGTTCAATGAGGGGTCGTGCCGGTCAAGTTGTTGGACAGGGTTTCTCTGGTAAGAAGACACAGTTGGGCGTGAAGATGTCCAAGACTGTGAAGAAGGTTGGTTCCCTTAATCTCAAAACAATGATTGAGGAAAGCAAACTCATCTTCTGTGATTATGATATCATTTCCGAGCTTACCACCTTCATTCAGAAACATGGATCATTTGAGGCGGAAGAGGGATGTAATGATGACCTAGCAATGTGTCTGGTGATTTATGCTTGGTTAGTTGCTCAGGATTACTTTAAAGAACTAACTGATCAAGATGTTAGAAAGAGAATTTATGAGGAACAAAAGAACCAAATTGAACAGGATATGTCACCTTTTGGTTTCATTGATGATGGTTTAGATGGTGAGAGTTTTGTGGATGCACAAGGAGACAGATGGCAATATGCTGATGAGTATGGAACCACAGCGGGTGGTTGGGATCTTTGGACTAAGTATTGATGGACATTGATGGTCAGATAAGACTTGGGCATTTACTTCTCAATGACAGAAAATGTAGGTCTTGTGGTAGATTGAAAAACTTGATTGATGGGTTTTATCTCACAAGAAAAGATAGAGGACCAGTGGCATCTGCATACTCTTATGAGTGTAAAGAATGCACTATTAAGAGAGTAAAATCAAAGAAAAAGAAGGTTATTGAGTGGGAATACCCAGATTGGTAGGTTTCACTGCCTCTTTCCCCAGTGAAACACTTCAAAATTCTAAATATTATCAGATAACCTGAGTTCTTTAGAGGGAGAAAAATATGGCGACTCCTCAATTATCTCCTGGTGTACTTATCAGAGAGGTAGATCTTACAGTTGGAAGAGCCGAAAACGTCCTTGATAATATTGGCGCTATTGCTGGCCCGTTTCCAATCGGTCCTGTCGATGACCCCACTGACATTCAGACTGAGCAACAGTTTCTGAACACGTTTGGCAAACCACTGGGTACAGATCGTCAGTATGAATACTGGATGGCAGCAGAAGCATTCCTTTCTTATGGAGGAGTCCTCAAAGTTGTCAGAACTGGCGGTGGAGATCTTAACAACGCAAACGCTGGTGTTGGTGTTGCATCCACATCATCTCTAAGAGTTGATAACTACGACGATTACGAAGCAAACCACAGAACAGACACATCCTATTATTGGGCATCCAGAAACCCTGGTCGTTGGGCAAACACCATGAAGGTGTGTGTCATCGATAACCAAGCTGACCAAATTCTGGGAATCAGCACAGTTGATCCTGGAAATGCTGGAGCTATTATTGGTTACGGTGTAACTTCCGCACTTACAGACATTGTGATTCCTGGAGCAGGTAGCACTACCAGTTTTAGTGGTTACCTGAAGGGAATTATCACTGGCATCAACACTGATGCGGTAAATGGTAACAGTTCTATTGAGGTTAGAATCGTTTCCCGTGTTTCGACAGCTGGAACGAACTATCTCATTAACTATAAGCAGAGCGATCCTGGTCATTCTTATGAGGTTTCAGATAACCTCCAGTTTGTGAATAACTCTGGAATCAACGCTGGATCCATTTCTGCTGTTGCCACCGTTAATGATTGGTACGATCAACAAACTCTGGGTCTAACGAACTCCACAGTTTATTGGAGATCTTTGGCACCTCGTCCCGTTGATTCCAACTTCGCAGCCAACAGAAGCTCTCGAAATGATTCGATGCACGTTGTGGTTGTGGATGACAGAGGTAACATCACTGGCATTCAGGGTAACATCCTTGAGAAGCATCTGTTCCTTTCTAAGGCATCAGACACTCTGGCAGATGGTGATAATCCCACTAAGACTTATTATAAGGATTACACCTCTGTTAATTCTGAATATATCTTCCCTGGTTATAACCCATCTCAAGCAGCAGATGGTTACTGGAACACCACTCCTCTGGCAGCTGGTTTCTCCACTGACTTCACTCCAATCACCACATCAGCTGGTCTCTGGGGTCAGGAAACTCAAGGTCTTACCTTCAGTGCTCTTGGCAACATCTCTTACAGCTTGGGTGGAGGTGAGGATTATCAAACTGGTGGTGGCATGGCCGCAACCCTTGGTGATCTGGCGACCTCTTACAACCTGTTTGACAACAAAGATGAGATCGAGGTTGATTACCTCATCATGGGTCCTGGTTTGATTGAAGAGTCCGAATCTCAAGCGAAGGCAAACCTCTTGATTTCCATCGCAGAGGGTCGTAAGGATTGTGTGGCAACCATCTCGCCTCACAGAGATAACATCGTGAATGTTTCTAACTCCACGACTCAGACGGATAACCTGTTGAGATATTACGCTCCACTTTCTTCCTCGTCTTACGCGGTTTATGACAGTGGTTACAAGTATGTTTATGACAGATTCAACAATGAGTTCCGTTACATTCCCTGTAATGGTGACATCGCAGGTCTGATGGTTAGAACATCCATTGTTGCTTATCCTTGGTTCTCACCAGCTGGTGTTCAGAGAGGTCGAATCAATGATGCCATCAAGTTGGCTTATAACCCCAACAAGGCACAAAGAGATCTCCTCTACTCAGCAAGAGTTAACTCCATCATCAATCAGAGAGGTTCTGGAATCATTCTGTTTGGTGATAAGACAGCTCTGGGTTACGCATCCGCGTTTGACAGAATCAATGTGAGGAGACTGTTCCTTACTGTGGAACAAGCACTTGAAGGAGCCGCTAATCTCCAACTGTTTGAACTGAACGATGAGAACACAAGAGCCAACTTTGTTAACATCGTTGAGCCTTATCTCAGAGATGTTCAGGCGAAGAGAGGAGTTTATGACTTCCTTGTTGTTTGTGATGAAACAAACAACACACCTGATGT